AATCTTAGAATTTGCAACTCAACTCCGCAAATCAGGAGATGAAGACAACAAAACCCTCGCTAAGAAACTTTACCCTAAAATGCGTGTGTTTGCACCTGTTATTGTAAGAGGTGAGGAAGATAAAGGTGTTCGTTTCTGGGAGTTTGGTAAAATGGTATATCAAGAATTGCTTGGTGTAATGATGGATGAAGATTATGGTGATATTACAGACGTAGTAAATGGTCGTGATATTACAATAGAGGTAATTTCTGCCAAAGAAACAGGCAAAATGTACCCAACAACCACAGTTCGTGTTAAACCAAAACAAACCCCACTTTCTGAGGATGCTGAGCAAGTAGAAAAAATGCTTAACACTCAAGTAAACATCAAAGAATTCTTCACAAAGTATAGCTTTGAGGACATGAAAGAATCTCTTCAAAAATATCTTAATGTAGGTGATGAAGAAGCTAATGAAGAAAAAGAAGACATTCAATACACTAAGTCAGCTGCTAAAAAAACAGTAGATGACAAAATTGATGAATTGTTCGACTAATGGCTAAAAAGAAAACTAACTTAGAAACCAATGGTGAGGACCTAACTGAATTCCTTGTTGATTCACTTAATAAGAAGTTCAGTAAGGTTCAAAACCAAACGGTGTATTTTCTAGATGGGGGTTCCGACTCTCCAACAGATGTAGGAGAATGGGTTTCCACTGGTTCCCCAAACCTTGACCTAGCTATCGCAAATCGTCCCAACGGGGGCTTACCTGTAGGTAAAATTGTAGAAATTACTGGGATGGAGCAGAGTGGTAAATCCCTTCTAGCCGCTCACGTGATTGCAAACACCCAAAAGAAAGGTGGTGTTGCAATTTACATAGACACAGAATCGGCTTTGGATTCTCGATTTTTACAAGCAATTGGTGTTGATGTGGAAAAAATGCTTTATATTCCTCTCGAAACTGTTGAGGATGTGTTTGAAGCAATGGAAGACATCATTGTGAAAATTAGAGAAAAAAACAAAGACAAACTAGTTTCTATCGTTGTTGATTCAGTTGCTGCAGCCACTACTAAAATTGAGGAAGCAGCCGACTATGAAAAAGATGGTTATGCAACTGCAAAATCCATCATCATGTCTAAAGGCATGAGAAAAATCACCAACCTAATTGGGAAACAAAGGATTCTATGTGTTTTTACTAATCAGCTTCGTCAAAAACTAAATGCCATGCCCTTTGGCGACCAGTACACAACCTCAGGAGGTAAAGCACTACAATTTCACGCTTCAGTAAGACTACGCTTGAAAGGTGTAGGCAAGATCAAAGAAAAGATCAATGGAATAGAAGAAATTGTAGGGCAAGAGGTAGAGGCAGCAGTGGTTAAAAACAGGTTGGGGCCCCCAAATAGAAAAGTAAAATACAGTGTTTACTATGACTCTGGAATTGATGCTGCAGATGGTATGTTAAAAGCCCTTAAAGCTTACAAAATTGTAAAGCAGGCAGGTCCAACAGCCCAGTACGTAGATGAAGAAACAGGGGAAATGTTAAGTTTTTATGCCAAAGACTTTAAGCAACTTTTGGAAGAACGTCCTGAAATTAAGGAACAATTGTACCAAAAATTATGTGAAATGTATATTATGAAATACTCTCATGAAAAAGAAAACCAAGAGAGAGATCCAGACGAAATAATTGTAGAAGAAGGAAATGACGACTGAAATACTTGATTTGTTAAATAACCTAGATTCATCAAAAGAGGAGAACCCAAATTCTAGGGTTCTCCTCATTGATGGATTAAATATGTACTTGAGAGCCTTCTCAGTAAATGGTGCATTGAATGATAGGGGTGTGCCTGTAGGAGGTGTTATTGGTTTCCTTAGGTCTCTTGCCCTAACAATTAGAGAAACAACACCTACACGAGTTGTTGTAGTATATGATGGGGCTGGGGGATCTCAAAGAAGAAGATCAATCAACCCAAACTACAAGTCAAACAGAAAACCCCATAGGATTACTCGTTGGGATAGTTTTAAAAGCTTAGAAGACGAAAAGGAAGCAATGAAGATTCAATTTACTCGTCTTTTAAGTTACTTAGAATTATTACCTGTTGATGTATTATCAATAGATAAAATCGAGGCAGACGATACAATAGCTTACTTGGCACAAAATTATTTTGAAGAAGAAGTTATTATAGCATCATCTGACCAAGATTTCCTCCAATTAGCAGATGGTAGAATATGTGTTTGGAATGTAAATAAGAAAAAATACTACACTCCAGCAGAAATTGAAAAGGAGTATGGTGTTCCTTCTCATAATTTTTTAACATATAAAGTGTTAATGGGTGATAAGTCAGATAACTTACCAGGTATAAAAGGATTAGGCCCTAAAAAACTTGCAAAAGTTGTCCCACTTATACTTGAAGAGAGCACCTTAGAATTAGAACCACTTTTAGAATTTGCACAAAGCCAAGACAGCACTATGCATAAACGTATTTGTGAAAACAAAAACCAACTTGAAATGAACTGGAAACTTATGTCACTTAAGGATCCCCTAATTTCAGGTAAAATAAAATTACAAATTCTAGATAATATTTCTCAACCAATAAATTTGCTCTCCAAAAATGACTTTCATATGATGTATTTAGAAGATCAAATGGGTGAGGCCATCAAAAACCTAGATGGGTGGCTCAACGAACATTTTCTTCGCTTAAATCAGTTTGCAAAAAATACACATGAGTAAATTAGAACAATACGGACATAGTTTTCAGGTTAAAACATTAGGATGTTTGGTAAATGATAGAGAATTTCTCCAACAAGTATCAGATATTGTTAAACCTGAATATTTTGATAGTGAGGCAAACAAATGGATTGTTGAAACCTCTTTAAAATACTTTGATGACTTTAAAACCACCCCAACAATGGAGGTATTTAAAGTAGAATTAGATAAAATCAAAAATGAGATAGTACAAGTTGCTGTAAAAGAACAACTCAAAGAAGTATACAGGGCAACCAAAGCAAACGATCTTGATTTTGTTAAGGAAACTTTTGTTGACTTTTGTAAAAACCAAACACTCAAATCGGCTTTACTTCGTTCTGTTGATCTTCTTGAATTAGGTGATTACGATGATATTAGAAATCTCATAGACAATGCCTTAAAAGCAGGAACCGAAAAAAGTGTAGGCCACGAGTACATAGCTCAATTAGAAGACCGATACAAAGAGGATGCTCGCCACACAATCCCAACTCCTTGGGACCAAATCAACACACTAATGTGTGGTGGAATTGGTAGAGGAGATTTAGGATTAATTGTTGGGAATCCTGGTGGTGGTAAATCATGGGCACTTGTTGATATAGGTGCTCTGGCTGTGCAGCTTGGATACACAGTATTCCACTATACCTTGGAGTTAAGTGATGTTTATGTAGGTAAGCGATATGATGCTCGCTTTACAGAAATACCTGTTGGTGACCTGGGAGTACACAAAAATAGAGTAAAAGGAGTTATTAGTGACTTACGTGGAAATCTCATCATTAAAGAATTCCCAGCAGGCCAAGCAGGAATCAACACAATTGAAGCCCACATTGAAAAATGTATTGGTCAAGGAATTGAACCAGACATGATTATTTTGGATTATGCTGATTTGTTGAAAGGTGGTCGAAGCAAAGAAAAAAGAGAACGCTTAGATGACATTTATACTAACCTAAGAGGTTTGGCTTCAGCTAAAAAATTACCTATATGGACAGTATCTCAAGTAAACAGAACAGCATCTCGTGAAAATATCATTCAAGGTGATAGGATTTCTGAAAGCTATGGAAAAATCATGATTGTTGACTTTGCTATGTCATTGAGTAGAAAAGCAGAAGACAAAGAAAACGGAACAGGTAGATTACATATTATGAAAAACAGATATGGGGCTGATGGTTTGAGTTTTGATGCACAAATTGACACCTCTATAGGTAAATTTATAATTGGGGATAGAATAAGTATGGAGGATGAAGAATCTCCTGATGGAAATGGAATGACGCCTTCTGATAGAAGTAGATTGAGAGGAGCTGCCCAAAACATATTTAATTTTTGATAGATATTGATTGTATATATTGTATTTATCACCACATTTTCAAAAACTCATAATTTAAATTAAACATAAATGGGAAAAAAATCACTCATTGAGGAACGTATTGTCTACAAACCCTTCGAATATCAGGAGGCTGCAGACTTTTGGCTCAAACAACACCAAGCACACTGGCTTCACACAGAAGTCCCAATGATGTCTGATATTAATGATTGGAAACAAAATCTATCAGAAACTGAAAAAAATATAATTGGCTCTATCTTAAAAGGATTTGCTCAAACAGAAACTGTAGTTAATGATTATTGGACTGGTTTAGTTACTCACTGGTTTAGAAAACCAGAAATTATTGCAATGGCAACTACTTTTGGGGCTATGGAAACTATTCATGCTGAGGCTTATTCTCTTTTAAATGAAGAGTTAGGTTTAGATGATTTTTCTGAATTTTTAGAAGATGAAACCACCTTAGCTAAAATTGAGAGCTTAATGGATGTTAGAGACAGCTTTGGTTCTGAAAGAAATTGGCATGAAATTGCTAAATCACTAGCCATATTTTCAGCGTTTACAGAAGGGGTTAACTTATTTTCTTCATTTGCCGTACTACTCTCTTTCAAAATGAGAAATAAACTCAAGGGTGTTGGTCAGATTGTTGAGTGGAGTATTAGAGATGAGTCGATGCACTCTGAGGCTGGATGTTGGTTATTCAGAACACTTTTAGAAGAAAAACCTGAACTTAAAACTAAAGAACTTGAAACCGCAATTAATGAGGCAGCTTTATTATCACTTCAACTTGAATTAGACTTTATTGATAAAGTATATGAGATGGGAGATTTAGAAGGATGCTCAAAATATGATCTTCAAAATTTTATTAAAAATAGAGTAAATACAAAATTAGGAGATTTAGGATATCAACCTATAATTCAAGATATAGATTTAACATCTATAGATAGAATGAAATGGTTTGATGCTTTATCTGCTGGTAAACAACACACTGATTTCTTTGCATCAAGAGTAACAAATTATTCAAAAGGGCACCATAATTGGGATGCTGCAAATATATTTTAAAACTTATAAATTATGAAAAACATAGTATTACTTATTGCAACTTTAGTATTATTTAGTTGCCAAACCGAAAAAGAATCTGAAAAAATATTAAGAATCCATCATGGCCAATTTG